GAATCTCAATATCATAGAAAGGATAAATCTCATTCCTAAATACTTCTTCGTTTAATATATTAAACCAACGTGTAATAAGATGTTTGGTTGGATAAAAGGTTTTTAGATATCGTTTCTCACCTATTTTATTATCTTTATAAGCTCTGCCTAAGTTTGTTTCATAGTTACGAATTTCTTGTGTAACTGGATTCTCTACTGAAACATACATATGTACCTCCTATTCTTGGTATCTATTCGGCCGACCTCCATTTGAGCGTTTAGCATAAACAGTAGGACCTGACTCATTTCTATTTGATGCAGAAATATCTGCTTTAAAATCTCTAGTCACATCATACTGACAAGTTAATGTCGTACCAAAAAAATTACCTTCATACTTTTCTCCATTCCAATTTAGTTTAAAATAATGATCGTCCTCATCAACCAAATCAACTTTAATATATTTTTCGCGAAAACCCTCTACCACTAATGCTGCGTTATCATATATTTTCTTTCTACCAGATTTTACACTAACAGTAGTTTTTAAACTTTCGCCATCTGTTTGAACAGTTACACCCATTTTTATTCTCCTTCTTTATACAACCCAGGAAATACTTCTAATACTAATAAAGATGTTAATCCCTTTATCTTTGTTTTCTTTTTTAACATTTGCATATATAATTGTGCCTCTGTTTCATGCAAACTTTCTAATATTTGTACCAGAAGATGTTTTCTTCGTTCTGGTTTTAAACCTGCCCCAGCTTTATGTCCTTTTACAAAAATAGAACACAATGGCATTTCAACATATAAACTATTTGCTTCTTCGCCTTCTGGTGTTTCTATATCTGGTTTATAATCTGGTTCTTCTTTAATTTCCCATTCTATCTTCGGGTCAAATAGTCCTCTTAAATAATGTTTGAGTGCTTTAACATCTCGATACTTCTCCAGTAAATCTTTTTTTGCTTTTTTTGTTTTAGCTGAGTTTATTTTTTCAAAAATCTCACCTATCATTATAGTATATGCCATTAAAAATCTCCTATATGTTCAATTAACATTTTCAACCTATGCTTCACAAAATAATTTAATAATCCACTACGACTAGGAGTAACTTGTGTTTTATACTGCTCCAAAATCTCAAGTGTCATTGGAGGTGGAATAAATTCAAAATCAATTACTTCTTGATTTCGATTCCACCCATTCATCATTCCGTTCTTACAAAAATCTTCTGGTTCTTGTCGCAACCAAGCTTCAACTTTCTTTTTTGAAATTGGTTTTTGTCTAACACCAGAAACAATACAATCATCAGCAGATAATATATTTGGAACACCATCTCCCTTATCACCACGAATAATATGTTCTTTCAAATAAGCTTCTGCATTAATACCCTTCAACATCTTCCCACGCATCGGAGAATATTGTCTGATTTTCTTATATTTATACAACTGATTAAAGTCTTTATCACTAGATACAATTAAAGACTGCTCTTTTAACGTATTATCTGCATATTTGGCTAGTACGGCAATCACATCATCGCCTTCTGCGTGTGGAACTTGTATCACTCTATAGGGGAAATGTGTCTTTAATTCTCCTGTAATCTTAGCAATAGTTTCAAATAATGCTGACCAATCCATACCCTTCTCTTTGTCCTGTTTATCTCTCTGAACTTTTCTGTGGGCTTTATAAAATGGAAAAGCTACCTTTCTCCAACTAGAAAGATAGTCTGTACAGATAACCATTTCACCATACTTATCAGCATATTTCTTACGATATGATCTCACACTATTCAACACCAGATGCCGAATAAAATCCTCAGAAAATCGTTCCTCATCTGGTACTCTGGAAGCTACCATAATACTGCTAACAATTATATTTGAAAAATCTAATAAAATCATATCACTCCATAATCTTGATATTGTAATACTTCTATATCGGTAACAGAGTCCAAACGAAACGAACGCCACTCACCCTTATTAATGTCCCAAACAGGCAATACTTCTTCATTCTCTTTGCGATTGTTTGAGTCGGTGGGGGGAACTATATGTTCTTGTAACGAACAGTCCATAATTCGTTCCTCACCATTTATTTTCGTAAATGTAATTCTCATAGCCTTCTTTTGTAAATTTTTAATCAATGTATCTCTTTTCATTTTTTCCCTTTCATCAAATCTGTACGAATGTACTTAATAATATCCCATATCTCTTTATCTTTAAGAGTTTTTTTATGGGCAACCATACCGGTCCCTTTAGAACCATTCTTGATAATCCAAAACATCTGACCAGCAGAAACTTTCTTCATCGTTGCTTTACAGGTGAAGTTTCTTGGGTGAGGTTTCAAGATTTTACCCAGTTTACCATCGCCAGCACCTGTTTTGCCATGACACATTTTACAAGCTATCGGCTTAGCAGTTTTGTTAAAAAGTTTTTTCCCATTGGACTTATTTGCCTTTTTGGTTTTATCTTGTTTAACAAGTGACGTTGGAGCAGACTTTGTTTTTCTTGGTTCAGGACATTTTACAGCATATGCTGAACCAACCATGATTTGTGCAGCTGCAAGTAAACCCAGAGTAAATATAATAACCACAAATAAAACAAAATGTTTTTTCATAAAAGCTTCTAGTTTTTTCATTTACTTATCCTCAAAAAAAGTATCTTCTCTAATCATTGGTTCTTTTTCTATCTGTAAAGATGGAATGTCTAAATTAACTTCAAATTCTTTAGGGGGAAATTTCTCAGCAATTACTTCATTAAGATAAATTGTAGCACGGTCAATTTTATGTTTAGCTGCAGCCACATCATTTATCAAAATATCTACATTCTGTTTATTCTGTATCAATAAAGTTACTATAACACAAACCAACATAGCAATAATAATATTTTTAAACATTTAAATACTCCTCATTTATAACTTATCAATAATATTTCCTGCTAAATTTTTATCACCATTTTCATCAAAAAAAGTATCAACTTTTGGAATAACAGTATTATCTACATAACCAACAAATTTATTATAACCACTTTTTACACCTGCAGCTTGTTGACGAAATAATTCTGCACCTGGTTCCTTCAACAAAGCAAAATCAGAAAACAATAATGTTAAAACAACATAAACAAATAATAATTTACAAAATGTACTAAACATTAAAATACTCCTAATAGTATAGTTTGGGCATTAATTCTACCCGTCAATTGTTGCTCTTTGGTTTTCATGTTTTTAAACATTGCTTTCAATGAGCGTTTGTTTAAGACATTCAATGCCTCTTTTGGTTTTCGTGCAGTTTTCTGTACTGATTCAGTTTCATCAAAATGTTGTATCGTACAACCCTTAACAGAAAACCCCCGTACACTATTTACTGCTCGATATACACCCAGTCTATTGTATCTCGTATTAAATACCCACAATTCAGTTGCACCAACAATCTTCTCTGGATTAACACTAACTAATTTTAACTTTTTAAACTCATCTTGATACTTCAATTTACTAACAAGTCGCCCAGCCGAATATGTTTTTCTCTTTCTTGGCTTTCTTTGTGCTGTTGCGTTCTTAATAATACGATCAAGATCATCAACAACTAAACCATAAAAATCCATCATCTTTTTTTGATGTTTTGGTTTTAAATGACTGTATGCTTCTTGATTAAAATCATCTTCTTTATTATATACATCAACCAAATCATTATAACAATCACGATATAATGGCCTCATCTTTCGTGCGTGTATACTTTTACATCCACGATTAATCAAATCATTATATACATCATATTTCAGCTTATAATCACTATTAATAAAATCATCCACTTGTCCTTCAAGAGTAGAAACATAATTTTCCACTTGATTTTGGATTCGATCTTGGATAGTGTTTTTTGGTCTGATTTTTTTTTCGACATCCTTTTTTTCTAAAAGCTCGCCGTCTTTTGACAAAGTCGGATCAATCTTTACACCATTGATGAGTTTAACAGCTCTCGTTGAACCATCATGGCACTTCATAATATCATAAATTGGTTTAGTCATATCATCCTCTCAGTTGTAATACTGTTTAAAAAATTTACTTTAGGACACTTGTTAGTACCCCATCTATAAGGATAGTTGCCGTTACGAAATTCTTTTTTCCAATTATTTAAAAAATTATCCATAGCTGCTCGTGCATAATTTCTTATATGTTTATCGGTAAAGTATGGTTTTATCCATTCTGAATTATCATGGAACATATCACCATCACAATCATATTCTAGTAATGCCTTTTCAGCATCACGATTTATTAAATTATTATCAAATTTTTGTAGAAATATAATTTCAATATTTGGTTGTGAATGTGGTGAATAACTAGACTTATACATTACTAATCTTGCTTTCATATCAGATGCTTTACCAACTTTATAATCACCATTAACTTTTATAACATATACAAAACTAGCTGTTCTTTCACCTATTAAATAATCTCCAATTTTTTGAAATGCGTACATATCATCCTCTCAATTATTACTATAGGTCATTGTGTAGTTTGGTGATTGCACCACCGTTTCAGGATACTCAGCTTGCTTAGCCATTTCTCTATCATATTTTTCTTTATCAGTTCCATCACCTTCTAAAGAATCCAACCATTGCTCAAACTCATTTTTATCCAATTCATAATCTTCCCATTCATCTTCCCATATACTACTCATCACA